CCCTAAAACATACGCCCGCTTTTTTGGCAAAAACCCTAAAACGGAGAATTAGAACAAAATGGTCAAAGTAACAACAAAGAAAGTCAAGCTATCCGAGATCAGCCTGAACGCTGATAACCCCCGCACCATTACCGAGAAGGACATGGCCCGGCTGGTCAAATCGCTGCGGGAGTTCCCTGAAATGATGCAGTTGCGGGAGGTCGTTTGCGACGAAAACATGACGATTCTGGGCGGTAACATGCGATTTCGCGCCCTGGAGCAGATTGGGGAGAAGGACTGCGTGGCTAAGATCGTGATCGGGCTGACGGATGAGCAGAAGCGGCGATTTGTGATTTCCGATAATGGTTTTTTCGGTGAATGGAATTTTGATATTCTGGCCAACCTATTCAGCGACTTACCCTTGACAGACTTCGGAGTTGACCTACCTATTGATTGGCTACAGACCAAAGAAAGCGATATTTTACCAGATGAACCCCCGACAAAGCAGATCTTTTGCCCATCATGTGGAGCGCAATACAATGGATGAGATTACCGTTGAAGTCAAAAAGATCAAACTGTCAGAGATCAAATTGAACCAGGACAATCCCAGGACAATTACCACAATAGAAATGGAGAGGCTTGAAAAGTCATTATCAGAGTTCCCGGACATGGCACAGATCCGAGAGATCATCCTTGACGAAGATATGCTTTGCATTGGCGGGACTATGCGGGCACTGGCATTGCAGAAGATAGGAAAAAAGACCTGCACTGTCAAGATTGTCAAGGGATTGACTCCAGACCAAAAACGAGAATTCATCGTAAAAGACAACTCTGCTTTTGGGGAATGGGATCTTGAATTATTAGAAGCATGGGAGAGAAATCAACTTGAAGCCTGGGGGGTTAAACTTCCAAAGGAGTGGGGACCGACCCCGGATTTTCAACCTGTGGGCGAAGATGAGCAGGGGAAACTTGATGAGATAACCCCTAAAGTTTGCAAAGAGTGCGGATATACATGGACAAATCAGAATTAAAACTTGATTGGTGTAGTCATGAGGCAGCAAAATACGCAGTAAAAAAATGGCATTATAGTCTAACTATGCCAGTCTCTAAGCGGTGCCATATTGGAGTGTGGGAAGGAAGACATTACATTGGAGCAGTTATTTTCGCCTGGGGTGCGAATCCGAATTTATCAAAGGCATTTGGGTTAAAGATGACACAATGTGTTGAACTTGTTAGGGTAGCATTAGATAAACACAAAACCCAAGTAAGCCGAATAATATCTATCGCTTGTAAAATGTTAAAGAAACATTCACCTGGCATTCGATTACTCATATCATTTGCAGATCAGCGCGAAGGGCATCATGGCGGCATATACCAAGCCGCAGGATGGATTTATACAGGGGAAACATTGGCTAAGTTTGATTATGAAATGGATGGCAGGATATTGCAACGGAGGAGTTATACAGGTATAAATTTTGGTCGAAAACGCATGACTATACCTCCGAATGCTAGACGGATAAAAAGCCCCCCCAAACATCGTTATCTTATGCCCCTTGACAAAGCAATGAGAAAGCAAATAGAACCATTAAGAAAACCATATCCCAAGCGTCCGGCTGATGGTAGCAACTTGACGACCAGTCAAGCACGGCGGTTCGACTCCGACCCGGACGCTCCAAAAGAGGCTAAATAAATGGAAACCGAACCAACCTGGGGCCAACCCTGGGACGGAACCCAACCGGACACTGAAAGGATCCAAACGTGATTTATATAGCGGCGCCATTCTGGGACAATGACGAATCTATCCGGAATTACCGGAGAAGGAAGGCAATAGAATACAGCGAACGATTATTTAATAAGGGCATCCCGTTTTATTCCCCGCTTTTGTATTCAGAGCATTTCAAAACCAGAAAAACTAAAGAAGGCTACTGGCTATCACATGGAATAAAGATGGTGGATGCGTGTGATGAGTTACGTATTTTATGTCTCGACGGGTGGGAAGCATCAAAAGGGATTAAGGGCGAAGTTGTGAGGGCAGAGAGTCGTGGTATCCCAGTGGTTCACATCACAAGGCACACCCGCATATCTTTTCATGGGTCAAGGTCTCTCACTCTCCAGCAATGCAAGACTGTTATTTTGGCGGAATTTGAAAAACACACCCCAGACACGGTTGTCACACACGGTGAACCTGGCGGCGTATGTGATTATGTCCGGCGGCTATCAAAGGGTAACGGCCTGGCCCTGAAGCTCCACCACTTACAGCACCATCGCTTAAAAGGTCAATTCCATTGGCGGTCTGTAGCTGTCCTTGAAGACAGCGAATATGCAATCTTTCTACATGATGGAATTAGCCAGGGCACAGTCAATGAAATGGCGCTGGCTAAGAAAATGGGCATTCCATTCACTTATTATAAGACAGAAGGCGATAAATTGGAAATTGCGGGTATAGAAAAGGTGGACACAAAGGATTTTACCATAAACCTACTTGAGGATCAGTATGAAAAATCATTACCTGAAGATGTTAGGAGAAGCCCAGAGTATAAGCGTTTCCTAAAAGCTGTTCTGGAGCGGGATAAATCAAGATGCGTTTTTTGTAACATAACGGAAGGCCTATGCGTTCATCACTTAATACCTTATGCCGAGAATAGCGTATTGGCCCTGGATGTCAGCAACGGCCAAACGTTATGCGATAATTGCCACAGGGGGGTACATGGAAAAATACAGCGATGAAGACCCAAACAGTGATATCATTGACCAAATCACAGGGTACATGCGCGTAGGTGCTGATTTTATCCTTGCATCGGCGGCGTGCGGTATTACCGAGAGAAAGGCTATTGAATGGCAGGAAAAAGCAGCGGTTTCCTATGAAGCAAACAACAAGGATATTTATCAAGATTTGTTTGAAGGGATCCGTTCAAGTTTAGCACATGCTGAGGTAATTGCCTTGCAGCGATTATCGGCGGAAGGCGGGGCATCTGGAGCTAAATGGTTACTGGAGAAGATGAACCCTGAAAAGTATGGAAAACCCCAGTCACCAAAGTTAAACGAATGGAAGGCCGATACTGTGGAAGGCTGGGAGGCTAAAAGTGAATAATCAGGATGCGCTTATTTACCTTATTGGCATAATCGATGGTATTTTTTGTCCCCCCGCTAACACCATCCCAGAAGGCCACCACTATATCCGAATAATCCACAATGGAGCGGTTCCTGATATGGTACCACCGGGGATGGTAGGGGGTAGCTTTGTCGGTTTTGAATTTTGGAAGGAATATCTTTTTGGGTAAGTTATGTTCATCTGCATATCGTTCAGCCAGGGTGTCAGCACCTTTAGCGCCTCCCGATACAAATTCCGTGGGCGCTAAACTGTCTAACACTTGGCAAAAGCGGTTGTAATCTGTAAATTTCCGTGAACCTGTAATTGCTATTTTCATAATAAAAACCCTAACATATGTGATATTTGAAGTCAAGAGAAATCGACACGATAAGCACAAATAAGTTAAAATAATTCCCATTAATCTTCCGAATACCATTCAGTAATCGAAGGGTACTTGACATTCTATTTAAATCAGAGTAACATAAACTAAAGGAGGTAAATCATGGCCAAGGGTAGGAAGGCAATTCCCAGTAAAATCGTAAATCTTCGAGGTGGCACGAAACACACCCACAAGAAACCCCGCGACCAGGAGCCCCAACCCCCGGAGAGTATGCCGGACATCCCGGATCACTTAGACAAGGAAGCGCGAAAGGAGTGGAAGCGGTGCGGGGACATCCTGCAATCGGTCGGATTAATGACCGAGCTTGACATGGCGGTGTTTGCCGGGTACTGCGATTCGTTCAGCCAGTGGGGGAAGGCGACCAAGGAAGTTCAGAAGATGGGCATGGTCTATAAGAAGACAGACGGTACTCCTGGCCTTAATCCATACTTGAGAGTAGCCAGGGAAGCCTACCAGCGTATGATGCAGGCGGCGGTGTTGCTTGGGCTTAGTCCATCGAGCAGGGCCAGCCTGAAGGTTGAGAAGCCGAAACAACTCGATGCAGCGGATGAGTTCTTAAGGCAGACAAGAAAATAAATGGACCCATCAGAAATAAAGGCAATAGAAAAAATAGTTGATGTATATATTAAAGGCGTTCGATCTGGGAAGATCCTTTCGTGTCGATTTGTAAAAATGGCGGTGAATCGTCACTATGATGAGAAACCAAAGAAGCATAAGACATGGAAAACGCGCAATGAAAGAGGTTTATATTTTGATCGTGAAAAAGCAGGTCTTGCAGTAAAATTCTTTTCTTATTTGAAATTATGGAAAGGTAAGGAATATCAAGGGAAAGAGTTCATTTTATCGCCGCACTTTACCTTTATCACATGGTGTTTGATGGGGTGGTATCAAGAAGATAGGTCGCGGCGCTTCAGGAAGGCTTACATAGAGGTCGCACGAAAGGCCAGTAAAACGACATACGCTGGAGGTCTTGCGTCTTATTTCTTTATAGCTGATGGAGAGGAAGGCGCTGAGATATATTCTGCTGCAGTTACCAGAGATCAGGCCAAACTTGTATGGACCAATATCCAGAATCTTACAAAAAAATCAGACTTCGCAAAGTATATCACATATTTTAAACACAACCTTTCTATTTTAGGCACTAACTCAAAGTGTGAACCGCTGTCAAGCGATGCTAAATCTCTTGATGGTCTTGACACTCACTTTGCCAGCCTTGACGAATTACACGCTCACCCGACAAGAGAGGTTCATGATCTTCTGGCCGATTCGATAGGTGCAAGGTCACAACCAATGATTTTGATAATCACAACAGCGGGTTTTAACCAAACCGGGATTTGCTACGAGACCCGGGAATATTTAACCCAAATCTTGAAAGGTACAATCCAGGATGACTCATTTTTTGGGATTATCTATACCCTTGACACTAAGAAGGATTGGCCGAATCTGAAGGAAAAGAAAGACGACCTCCAGGGAAATGAACAATATGAGGATGACTGGACTGATGAAGACACTTGGGTAAAGGCGGCGCCGGGGATTGTCGGAATTACAGAAAGTGGTAAACGATTTGGGATTGACAAAGACGGCCACCCGATACAGGGATACATGACCAAAATTGAGGACATGCGGGATAAATGCCGAATTGCAAAGCAGATGCCGTCTGCTCAAAACAACTTCTTAACGAAACGCCTAAATATCTGGACTCAACAAGAAAATAGATGGTTAGATTTGGCATTATGGGATCAAAATAATATCAGACCAGTTACAGAAGAATCCTGTTTAGGTCGGATGTCATTTGGGGGGATAGATTTATCATCGGTAAGCGACTTAACAGTTTGGGTGCAGTTATTCCCGGATGAAGATGATCCCGACTTGATAGATGTCCTGATTCGCACATGGTGCCCGGAGGCACGCCTCTATGACACGAAAAACAAATATAGGGAGCAATATCAGGGCTGGAAAAAACAGGGATGTTTATTTACTACAGAGGGCGACGCGATAGATGAGGACGTGATTCGTGCCTATATCGTGGAGGATAGCAAAAAGTTCAACATTCAGCGGATCGGTATCGACCGGGGATTCCAGGGATACACGTTTGCACGGAAACTTGATGAGGAGTTGGGGGGGACTGAAAAAGATCCGATGGTTGCGGCAGTTGGTATGGGCTGGGTGTCAATGAATATGCCATGTCAAAGGCTGGAGACCTTATTACTTATGAGGAAATTGAATCATGGGGGCAATAAAATTCTGAGATGGATGGCGGACAACGTTTCTGTCAAAATAAACCCAACAGGCGGAGGTAAATCTCCGAATAAAGCAACTTCTCAGGGCAAAATAGATGGAATTGTAGGCTTACTTTTGGGCTTAGATGGAATTTTAAGAGGAGGGGGACCTGGAAAATCAATTTATGAAGGGTTGTCGACTTCGGAGATCGTTGCCAGGATGGCAATGTAATAAGATGAGATTATTTAATAAAATAATTGCGTAGAAAAAACCAATCTTAAAAGGAGGGACCAATGGCAAGACCAAGAGGCTCAAAGAACAAGAAAAGGGCAAAAAACACGATTGAGAAAGCAAAAGATGCGTTTGACTCTACCGGACCACCCGGACCATCCGAAACCGTGAAGTTGCTTGATGTTATACCAGTACCGAAGGAACCTGAAAAGGACAACTCTGGCCTTGAAGACCGGCCATACTTTTCCGTTGACGAAGCGGCGCAGTTTTTGGGAGTTGACGAACGATGCGCCCGGTTATGGTTTGAGCATGGACATTTGACCGGGACGAATGATGTGGGGTTTATTCGGGTGTCCAGAGCGTCTATGTTGAGAGTCAAACACGGCCCGCTTATTGTCGGACCTATGGGATAGGGGGATATAATATGGATCAATCAAAAGAATACGTCAAGATGTGTAATTGCCTGGAGATTCAAGATAGGTGGGTGCAAAGTAAATCAGACGGGGATTTTTTTAAATTAATATCTGGCAGTCAATGTTGGTATGAAGATTCTGGAATAGAACTCCTATGTGATGAGATACATATTTTCGTTGATGTTGTCGATTTACCAGAAGACGCAGTTATTATATGGCTACCCAGGCAAGACCAATTACAGGAGATGGTAAGACCCCAGATAAATAAAAACTATGGGGAATCAATTTCATATTTGCATCGACAATTTACGGAATGGCTCAAGGGAGAAAATCCAGAATTTGAGACCTATGAACAACTATGGCTCGCCTTCGTGATGCAGCGACTTCACGGCAAGAAATGGAACGGTAATGAATGGATAAGGGAGTAAATACATGGAAAACTCTGAAGATGAGGCGAAAATAGAGGAAAAAGTGAATATAGTTGATGATCCTTTATTGCCACAGAAAAGCCTATTCCGGGTAGATGAGGTAGCAAGTTATTTTGATGTGACTGATAGGTGTATTCGTTTATGGATTGAGCATGGGCATCTTGAGGCCAAAAAAATAATTGGTGTCATTCGTATTACAAGAGATTCTATTTTATCAGCTCCTAAAAATATAGCGAGTAAATTAAAAAAGGCTTGACATGTTAATCAAAAAAGTCAATAATAGCATATGATTATGTCAGATAAAACACCTGAAAAAGAAGGGAATTTTATTGTTTATAAGATAACGAATCTTATAAATGGGAAAATTTATATTGGCCAAACTATACATACGATTAAACGGCGAAAAAGAGAGCATATCAACAACGCAAGGGGTGGTTTGGAAATGGCACTCTACCGCGCAATGCGAAAATATGGCACGGATAACTTTATATTTGAGCCAATCTATTATTGCTCATCCAGAGAAGAAGTAAGTTGTAAAGAAAGGGTGAAAAACAGTCTGGCGAAACTGGGGAATAAGAATTCCCTGGGACGCCGCGATTCAGATGAAACAAGAGCTAAAAAGAGTGAATCGTTAAAGCGATATTGGCAGTCCGTAAGGATTTCATAAATTTTCATATCAGTTCATAAATTTTCATATCAGTTCTAACTATTTGATTTCTAAAGCATTTTTTACTTGCAAATTCCTATTTCGTCTTTCTATAATGTAGCCTGATAGCAACCTTCAAAAATGGGTGGGCTGCGTTTGACGATCTTTGGGCAAATCAAAAAAATCCTCTTTAATTTATCGCTTACAAATGAAAAAGCTTGGAATCCGAGCCTGTGGAATTTGGCCGGATCTCAATCGCTATCCGGTGAACACGTTGACGAAGACACCGCGCTCACTTATTCAGCCTTTTGGAATGCG